CCGAAAGCATTATGGAAGTCGCTGGCACAAACAAAACCCTGTATCTGAACCTACTCAAACGTCACGGATACATCCTCTAGCCTCACCTATCCGGGTGGGGCTTTCGTATTTCTACCGCAATGGAGAAACCATGTTTAAGTCCCTGTACCAGCGCAAGAACCTGCGATTCGTGGAAGCCCCGACTGGTGGTGATCCGGCTGGTGGCGGCTCCCCAAAGCCGACTCCCCCAGAGCCAGACCCCGAAGGCGAACCCGGCGACGACGAGACGCCTATCGAGGGTGAAGAGCAGCTACGCGACGCGGGTAAGAAGGCACTGGACTCTATGAAGTCCAAGTGGAAGGACGAAGTAGCAGCCCGCAAGAAGGCTGAGGCTGAACTGTCCGCCCTCAAGGCCGCAGCCGATGGCCGCGAAGCCGAACACAAGGCCGAACTTGAAGCGCAACGCATCAAGGACGAAGCCCTCAGCGCGGCAAACAAGCGCATCTTGACAGCCGAGCTACGGGCAGCCGCCAAGGGTGCTCTAACCAACGCTGAGGACGCGCTGGTGTTCATTGACCTTGACGAGTTCGAGGTCGGTGATGACGGGTCTGTTGATACAGACGCAATCGATTCAGCAGTTAAGAAGCTGCTGGAAGAACGGCCCTACCTCGCCGCGCAAGGTGAGCGGAGGTTTACGGGCGACGTGGGACAAGGCGTGCGCAATGCAGGCAAAGACCCCACACAACTCACGCGTGCAGACCTTGCACGCATGACCCACACCCAGATTGAGGAAGCCCGCAAGGCTGGGCGACTCAAAGACCTGCTGGGTAAGTAAACCACCGATAAGGAGGCCACCTGATGGCTATCGACCATTTCATTCCGGAGATCTGGAATGCCAACATCCTGGAAAACTTCCGCCAGACCGCGATTTTCGCCGGACTCGCTAACCGCGAGTACGAGGGAGACGCAACCAAGGGAAACACCGTCCACATCACGGGCGTTGTCGATGTGGAGGTCAAGGACTACAAGGCCGCGAACCGCACCACGACCGCAGATGACATCACCGACACTGGCATCGATCTTCTGATCGACCAGGAGAAGAACTTCGACTTCTACGTCGATGACATCGACCGCGCACAGGCAGCCGGATCTCTGGACGCCTACGGACGCTCGGCGGCAAACGGTCTGGTCACTGACGCTGACCAGTTCCTTGCCGCACTGCTGATCGCAGGAGGCATTGCGGTCACTCCCGGCGCGCCAGCCACCGACGCTGCCAGCGCGTGGAACGTGTTCCGTGACCTGCGCAAGGTACTGAACAAGAACCTCGTTCCCCAAGGCTCTCGCGTGGCGTGCATCAACGCCGAGTTCGCGGCTCTGCTCGAAGAGCACGACTCGAAGCTGATGAAGGTCAACGAGTCTGGCACCACGTCTGGACTGCGTGACGCAGCCATTGGCCGCATCCTGGGTATCGACGTGTACACCTCGGAGAACCTGCCCGAGACCGACAAGCCACAGATCGTGGCTTGGCACCGTCCAACCTTGGCGTATGTCTCCCAGATCCAGGAGACCGAGGCCCTGCGCGCTCAAAACAAGTTCGCTGACCGTCTGCGCGGTTTGCACGTGTACGGAGCCAAGATCGTGCGCCCGACCTCGGCGGTGCACTGGACTGCGGCATGAGTGTACGCGTGGTTGGAATATCCGGCACACCGATGGACCTGCCGGACGCGGTAGCCTCCGGGCTTCTCGCGTCCGGCGTGGTCACACGCATCGATGAACAGCAGCCAGAGGCAAGCGAACCTGAAAAGCCCAAGCGTGGACGCCCACGCAAAACCGACGCATAAGGATGGTGGTGGAGATGGAACCCCTGGCAACCATTGAAGACCTGGACGCACTAGGCATCTCCACCACCAACACCACTCTCGTGGAATCACTACTCGAGTCGGTCTCCTCAGATATCCGTAACGCGGCAGGATGCCCCATCAGCCCAGTCACCGAAACCATTCACGTGACTGCGAACCGCGAACAATATCTACCCCTACCCGTCAAACCGGTCACCGCTATCCACAGTGTGGAGATCGACGGCGTACCGGTCACCGGGTGGCGGCTGGTTGATGGACGGTTGTGGCGTCCACAAGGATGGTCCGGCTATGCGCCAGCCATCGTGGATGTGAACCTGACGTTCGGGCAGCAAGTACCCAAAGACATCGTGCGTCTGACCTGCATGATGGTTTCTGCAGGAGTGGAGGCCGCGAAAGAAGGATTCAACTCCACACGCGGACTAACCTACGAATCGATCGATGACTCCCGCGTTGGCTACGCCACCGGCGATAACGAGATCGTAGACCCGGCAGGCCTTCCTGAAACCACCCGCACGATGCTGCGCAACCGATTCTCCGGTGGCGTCGCAGTCACGGGAGGCTACTGATGCGATTCCCACGTAGGGCGCTGGCACGCGGGCGCGCCAACGCTGAAGAGCTCATGAGTGATCACATCCTCATCGAGCGGATCACCGGGTATGGGCCTATCGATCCAGTCACGACCACCCGTCCACCGATCTACACGACCATCCATGACGGCATCGGGAAGATCCAAGCCTACGAAGGCCAATACGAGCAATCCAAGCAGGCCGGTGGCGGCGATTACGTGGAATCACGATCCTGGCTCCACACACCAGTTGATGCCGGGCCTTTCCAGCAGGGCGACCGGGTGACCATCATCGCGGCCCCGCACGATCCTTCACGCATCGGTGAGCAATTCCTTCTCGAAGCTGCCACCGGTAAATCCATCGCGACAGCCCAACGCCTGCCCATCACCATCGTGGAGGCGATTGTATGAGCGATGACCTGACACGCCTGATCGCGGACCTGGACAAGGCACCCAAACAGGCGTTGAAAAACACCCAGCAGATCCTTGAAACAGCCGCGCACAAGATCAAGGAAGACGCCAGCCAACAAGTTGCAGCGTCCCCCTCCCTCAAGGGCGCTCGTAGCTCTATCGACTACGACTCGCGCGCCACGGTGGGAACACTGCGCGTTGAGGTGGGCTTCAACAAGGGCCGTCCCGGTGGGCCGCTGGGCAACATCATCGAGTTTGGTCTGTTCTCCCCGCAAGGCGCGTTCGGTGGAGGTAAAGGCGAACTGTTGGGCGCACTGGAACGCGAGATACCGGCTATCGATAAGCATGTGGGCGACATGATGGGAGACCTGATATGACCATCCACCCGCTCGCCGCTGCGTTCACGGCGCTCCTACCCGCCCAGTGGCCGATCTACGACGGGCAGATCCTCGATGACAAGGGGACTCCCTACCCCGCCGATGATCTGCCCACACCGCCGTGGATCTTCTTGGACTTCCCCGAACCTGACGCACTAGAGCGCTCACTGGCGGGCGGTGTTCACGCGATCACCATTGAGGGACGCGTCCTGCTCTATCACACCGACATCGAGGGTATCCGGCTCATGGCGTCACACGTCACCCGCGCACTCGATACTGCGCGCCTGACCCTACCGGGGTGGGCGTTCGGTCTGATCCGACTCGATCACCCCATCGGCCCGGGCCAAGACCGAGACGTGAAATACACCGGTGGCATCCACCCCATCGCCACGTCCTACGAGTTCACCTTCACAGCCTCCAAAGGAGCATCACCATGACATGGTTCGTGCGCGTGCGAGACAAATCCACCAAGCATGAATACGACCTTCCCGAAGGCCACCCCCACATTCGCGGCGGGCTTGTTGAGCCTGTCCGGCGTAAGGGCAAGGATTATCCGCGCTCGCGATATCCCCGCCCGCCCCGCCATTTCAAGCGGCTCCCACGCTCGGAGCCTCACATCGAACCCTCACCAACCGGTGAGGGTTCTTCCATTTCCACGGAAACTGAGGAGGCTCACTCATGAGCAACATCCCGTCAACACCATTGGACGGTAATTTCACCGTCTGGTTTGTTCCCACTCTCGCCAACCCTGCCGCACCTACGGTCGAGGAACTGAACGCCGCAACGACAGTGAACCTGTCGTGCTACCTGACAGGTTCAGGTTTCGCTGACTCGGCAGATCAGGCCGCGATCACCGATGACCGTCTGTGCGATACGTTCGTGCGCGAGCAGCCCGGTCGTGTCACCCCGTCACTCGAAGTGACCTTCATCGACAACACCAACTCCGAGTTTGAGGAAGACTTCAACGCGGCTGTCGAGTGCCTTGTGCCGGGATCGAAGTACAACCTGGTCACTCGCCGCGGGAAGGCATTCGACGCGCCCGCAGCCGCTACAGACCGCGTGAACGTGCGTGAAGTCATCGGCGGCATGCACAACGAGGTCGCCCCTGAAGCAAACAGCGTCGCTCGTTCGGTGGCTAAGCAGTTCATCCAGGGGTACATCAACCGCGCACAGGTTGTCGCGGCCTAGCCCCACCCCTACCGGTATGACGAGCCGCCCAGTCGTGGCGGCTTTTTTCATGCCACAAAACCGGCCTGCCCGCGCGTGTGTTGGTCCGCGCGGGCAGACCCCACAGACCAACACGACCACAAGTAGAGGAAGTATCTTTCATGGCTCTTTCAATGAAGCGTGCCACTGTGACTGTCGAGGTGTGCACCGACATGGAACTCAACGCCACACACGAACAACTCTCCATCGACTTGGCCAAACGTGAACGTAGCGGCGTGAACGATGACCGTCTCACCGGCGACCCGCTGGCACGCCAGATCGTGGAGATCGAACGGCAGATGGCTGAGCATGTCGTGCTGTTCACGCTACGCGCCCTCCCCCGCAAACTGTGGGTGGGTTTGAAGGCCGCACACCCGCCACGCGAAGACGACACCGTTGATGAAGCGTACGGAGTCAACGTATCCACGTTCGTGGACGCGGCACTGATCAAGTCGATTGAGTCAGTCACCCACAAAGCCAATGGCGAGGTGATCGAGTTCAACCCGGCCACCGACTGGGCAGGGTTTGCCGACGAACTGACCAACGGGCAGTGGGAAGCGTTCGCTAACCGCCTGTTCGCGCTGAACAACTCCAACGTTGCAGTGCCTTTCAACTCCGCCGCGTCGAAGAAAACCCAGACCTCCGGCGAGAACTAGAAACCGCCGAGCGGTTGGGTATATCCCACAAACGCTTCACAGGGTGGGAGCCGCGCACGGTCTATGAGTATGACGCTCAGGGCCGCCTGGCGGCTTCCACACTGGAAGTTGAGTGGGACGAAGAGCAGCGCGATCTGATGATTGCGTTGCAGGAGTACCGCGCCTCGCTATGCCCTTTGTGTGGCTGGCGGCGCGAGATCTGCGGTAACAGTAAGAACTCACACCTCATTGAGATACCCACCCCTGAACGCTGCTACGTGGCAACAAACCTTGAGGTCGCCAAAGACCGCGAAACCGCTAACGGGGCAGTCGTGCAGCAACCATCCGCACGACTATGGGGCGCACGGCTGAAGGTTACTTAGCAAGATCGGGGCAGTACACATTCACGATGCCGCTGATCGCGTCGTGCGCGTAGTCGATATCTCCGGTCGCATCGTAAATCTGGTCACGGATTACCTGCGCACCATCATCACCAGAACTCCGTATGGACTGGCAGGCGACCCCGCCGTAAGTCGTCATTTCCTCGGCGGTTACAGAAGCACCAAATGCGGCTCTCATAATCACGACTAATTCATCAATCGATACATCTGTGGTCGCTACTTTGTTTCCACCACACGCGCTGAGAAGCACCGCTGCCGCCATAACTATGGCGGCTTTTTTCATGCCCTTTTTCATTTCTCTTGGCTCCTAAACGAGGTGGTCTCCTATGGCGAATCGTACCGTGAAGGTCGTTTTGGAAGCGAGTGTTTCCGGTCTGGTAAACGGGTTCCGCACCGCCAACAAATCAGTTAAAGACTTCAAAGACGGTTTTGATAATGCGGTAAAAACCAACTCGGCAGACATTGAAACGCTCAACCGATCGGTTGGGGTTCTCGGTGGCGCGCTGACCACTGCGGCGGGCATTGCCGTCAAGAAGGCAGCAGACTTCGAGCAGGCGATGTCGCACGTGCGTGCAGCTACGCACTCATCCGCCTCAGAGATGCAAGTCCTCAGCAAAGCAGCACTTGAAGCGGGCGCTGACACAGTGTTCTCTGCATCTGAAGCAGCCGGAGCCATTGAAGAACTCGCCAAGGCAGGTCTTTCTACATCCGAAGTGCTTAGTGGAGGTTTGGCTGGCTCGCTCGACCTCGCCGCTGCGGGCGGCCTTGGTGTCTCCCAAGCGGCAGAGATCATGTCTGCCTCGCTCAACCAGTTCAACCTCAGCGGAGACAAGGCAAGCCACGTCGCAGACCTGCTCGCGGCGGGTGCCGGTAAAGCCAACGGTGAGGTCTCTGACCTCGGCATGGCCCTGAACCAGGCTGGTCTCGTGGCAAACCAGACCGGCCTCTCGATTGAAGAGACCACCGGAGCACTCACCGCGTTTGCTCAGGCCGGTTTGATGGGGTCGGATGCTGGAACGTCACTAAAATCGATGCTTCAGCGCCTCACCCCTCAGTCCAAGGCAGCACGTGACCAGTTCGATGAACTGGGTATCAGCGCCTACGACGCGAACGGGCAGTTCATCGGTCTGGCTGAGTTCTCTGGACAGTTGCGAGACGCGATGCGCACCCTGTCGCCAGAAGCCCGCAACGCGGCTATGTCCGTGATGTTCGGTTCGGATGCAGTGCGTGCGGCAACCGTCCTCTATAACGAGGGTGCCCAAGGTATTCAGGGCTGGATTGATGCAGCCAACGATCAAGGCTATGCGGCTGAAACAGCACGCTTGCGCCTAGACAACCTCAAGGGCGATGTCGAAGCGCTCGGCGGCGCGCTCGATACCGTGTTCATTCAGTCCGGCTCAGGTGCGAACGACGCACTACGGGAAATCGTTCAAGGCGCGACAGCCGTTGTTGACGTTCTAGGCAAGATGCCCGCATCCGTTCACAGCGGGATCGGCATCCTCGTGGGTTCGACCGGTGTGGCGATGCTCGCGGCCTCGGGGATCTCGACTCTGCGTAAGAACGTTGTCGAGACAAAAGCTGCGTTCCAGGCTCTTGGCATGACCGCCAAGACTGCTGGCGTTGCGATGGGTGTTGCCGGTATTGCGATTACGGCGGCAACTGCTGGTCTAGCGATCTGGGCATCTAAGAGCGCAGAAGCAAAACGGCGCACAGACGAACTCAAGGGCTCTCTTGACGAGGCTACTGGCGCGGCCACAGATAACAGCCGCAAGGCTGTAGCCGCGGCACTTGAGGTCGAACGCGGCTTCGGTAACTCCCGCTGGGGACACTCAGCGCGAGAAGACGCCGAAGCAATGGGGATGGGCATCAAGACTGTCACCGATGCGGCTCTCGGGAACGCCGATGCGCTTAAGGAACTGGAAAAGCAGTACGAGGCGCACCGGCAGGCAGTCATCCACAATGACGGGGAACTAAGTGAAGCCCGCACGATGTGGGATAACGTCCGCAACTTCATCGAGGATCACAAAAACTCGCTCACTGACGCACAAATTGAGCTGGCCAACTCTAAAGCAGCAGTTGGTGAACTATCAGGCGCGCTAGGCGCCGCGTCTGGCGCTTTGGGCAGCACAAAAGCAGCCGTTGATCCGCTGACAGACGCGTGGCGCGAGAACGCAGAAGCAGCGCAAGCCGCGTTTGACGCGACGATGGACTACATCAACGGTGCAGTGTCGGCAGAACGTGCCGCGATGTCGTACGAAGCAGCTCTCGACAAGATCAGTGAATCGGTCAAGGAGAATGGCCGCACACTCGATATCACCACGGAGAAGGGCCGCGCTAACCGTGATGCCCTACTCGACATCGTGGATGCGGGTCAACAGAAAATCGAGCAGGCCGCGAAGGACGGTAAATCCGAAGAACAGTTGCAGAAAATCATGCAGCGCACTCGGGATGACGTTATCGCTGCCGCGATGCAGTTCGGCAAGAGTGAGAAAGCCGCAGAAAAGTATGCAGACAAACTCGGACTGATCCCCGAAGACGTTACAACCGCAATTACCTTGGAGGCATTCACCGACGCTGCTGACGCGCAGATCCGTGACTTCATCACACGCCAGCAGATGAAGACGATCAACCTGCGCGTACAGGCGAACCCGTCTTACTCCCCCGCGCACGCTTCAGCTCAGGTCATGCGTGCAAGTGGTGGTTCGGTGTTTGGGCCTGGCACTGAGACCTCAGATTCGATCCCCGCACTACTCAGCAACAACGAGCACGTGTGGAGCGCGAAAGAAGTCAAGGGTGCTGGCGGTCACGGCGCACTCGAACGGATGCGGTCACTCGCCCGTGCAGGCAAGCTCCCTGCGTTCGCGAAGGGTGGTGCTGTTGCCCGTGATGACCGGGTTGCTCAACTGCTGAAGCAGGATAAGCAGGACGTTGAGGCTGCGAAGGCTCAGGTTAAGCAGCGTCGGCGTGCTGAGAACGCGGCTCAAAGCTCGTACAACTCGATTGACGGGAAGAAAGAGAACCAAGCAGCGAAAAAGGCTGCGAAACGGCGGCTGGATGACGCGAAAAAGGCGACGAAGGCAGCGGAAAAGGAACTCAAGGAAGCCCGTGATCAGGTTGCGGCTCGTCGTAAGGAACTCGATGAACTGCGGTCGTTTGAGCAGTCTCTGACTATCGATGTGCGCCGCGGTGAACTGCAATCGCAGGGCACGTCTGGGTTGTCGGGTGCGTATGGTCTGGTGGATCAGGTGCGCTCAGCATCTACGATGTCGGGCCTGACAAACAAGCAGTCCAAGGACATGTTCGCTTCTGCGGTGAAGGCTGAGAAGAACTTCAAGGCCCTCTACGCCGAGGCTGACCGGCTACAGAAATCCCTTGATAAGGCTGAGGGCAATCTGGCCGATATGCGCTCGATTTCGGCGGGTATCAAGTCGAATCTTTCGGGCGGGTTCTCGCTGACTGATTCCATTCAGGAAGAGCAGTGGGACCGCGGAGGCCGCACCCAAAAGCGTGGTGTTACGGGCGCTGGAATGCTCTCCGATGCCAAGGCCTATCAGGCGAAGGTCAAGCGCCTGGGTGCGCGGTTTAAGACCTTGGCTGATTGGGGTGCCTCGTCGGAGGTCTTGCAGGAGATCGCGGGGTACGGCTTAGACGATGCCTTGTTGATCGCTGAAAAACTCACCAAGTCCGAGGTCCAAGAACTCACCGGGGTTTTCGCGGGCATCTCGTCGGCATCCGGTTATGTCGGCAACCAGGCGACTCGGAACTACACCGATTCGTCCGGCGCGTTCTACGCCAATGGCGTGTATGAGGCCAAGGAAGAAGTGCTTGGGCTGCGCGCCGACATGAAGGAAAACAACAAGGAGATCAAGAAGCAAACGAACGACCTGATCAACGCGCTGGCGAAGCCGTTCGAGGTCAAGTACTCCAAGGGCCAACTCACCTCCATCGTCAAGAAGAAGGCAACCGGTGGCCCAGTCATTGGTCCAGGCACTGGAACCTCAGACGATATTCCAGCGCTGCTGTCCAATGGCGAGCACGTGTGGACTGCACAAGAGGTCCAAGCGGCTGGCGGTCATGGCGTTGTCGAGGGACTGCGCCAGTTGGTCAAGTCCGGCGCGACGCCTACGCAATCGCGATCAATCGACATTCCTATCAACCCGCGTCTTGCAACCCAGGTCGCGGTGACCACGGTGGTGGATATCGATTATGAGCGTCTGGCTGCTGCGGTCAACGAGGTGCTTGAGAACCGTCCTGCCGAGCAGTTGGTGGCGAACCTGCATATGAGTGGCCGTCCGGTCGCGCAAATGCAGGCGGAGATCAACCGTCAAAACAAGAACTGGGGTGCCTAATGGATTACGCACTGTTGGGGCCTGTCGCGGAAATGCGGCAGGCGCCGTGCCCTCAACCCGGCGTTGGGGTCTCAACCGAGCGGCGCTCGCACGAGATGGTCACCCTCGACGGGACTCGGCATATTCAGGTCACGCGTGCACGGCACAAGTCGTGGGCGTTGTCGTATGCGTGGCGAGACGCCCGCGAGGTCGCGTGGATTCACGAACTCGCGGCGGGTGGTGTGGTTGGCCCTATCTGGCTGTACACCTTTGACGCTGCCCGCGAGAATCTAGCACCGCCTGCCCTTCAGGTGGGCGGGTCTGGCGTGATAGCCGGTCGACGGATACTCGCGGCGGGTGACCTACAGGTTGGGGTTTCACGCCAGATCCCAGTACGTCCCTCAACCCAGTACATGTTGTCGTTCTTGTCGAATGGCAGCGGCTCGATCACGCGGAAGGCGTTCACTGCGGCGGGACTCGAACTGTCATCTGTCGCGGTCCCCGCGGGCGCGTCAGGTTTTCGGGTCACCGACCTGTTTACCGTTCCCGCCAACGCCGCTTACCTGACCTTGACGGTCACTGCCGGGGTCGGTCAGGTGCGCATGACCGAAGGCACACATGAGGGTTTCATGTCCGGGGATGGGGTGCCACCGGTCTATATCGCAGACCCTGACCGCACCCTCCAACTGTCATCTACTGCGGATTCACGCAGTGATTTCACTGTCACCTTGAAGGAGGTCGGCTAATGGCACACGTCACTGAACCTGGCTTTCAGATCACCGGAGTCTCTGGTGAGGTCGAATCATGGACTGTATCGCGTGACCTGTCGGGTGGGACCGGGCCGTGGACTCCTGGCGGGGTGGCTGTGGGTGGTGGTGACATCACCTTCACATCAGACCGCACGCCGTGGAAAGCCCCGGCGATCACGACCGGCACCAAGATCACCATTGATGCCCGCGCTGACGTAGATGGACCGTTCTCTCGGATCGGGACGATGGTTTCGCGTACTGCGTCTGCATCTACAGCATTGTTCGATTCACGCTCGATCACGATTGCTGATGACCTAGACGCATTGCGTGCACCAATGCCCACCGCTCCCTCTGTGCTTCCATCGGCTCCGGTCGACGCTTCTCAAGCGATAGTCGAAGTGTGTCAGAAGGCAGGCATCGCACACGATGTCGAGGCATCTGGAATCATGCTGCCTGCCCT